TTCGAAGGGTGCTTGATTATAAATATGGTCTGATTTAGGTAGGAAAGAAATACCAGATACCCAATCCCAGTTATCATATACCCATTGCCCAATTGCTAAATAATCTTCATCAGTATAGTTAATTGTTACACTAGGCTTATGGTCACACCAATACTTTTGATATAACAACCACAAATCTAAATGTTCAATCGGATTATAGTCCTCATATGTTATAGAATTCTCAGGAGATCTTGTAGGAAATGAGAATATAGTTGTTTCCTCAGGCTTTCTTTCGTCTGGTTCATGTGGAATACCAACATCAACCATGAACAAAGCCAAAGGATTATCCTTATCTATCCTTACCCTTCGTATATAATAAGGAGAATATCTAGGGTGAATCCCTGATGATGTACCAGCTACACACGATGTAGTGCCGGATGGTTTACAACAAGTCATAGATTTTGACGGGGATATGCCTAGTATACTAGCCCATTCTTTATTAGTTTCTTTTACTATTTGCCTTAGGTCTTCAAGAAATATCTGCAATCCTTCTGATGTCGTACACATAAACTTGTTATCATATATACCAGTAAAGGAAACACCAAGAAGTCTTTCAGATTCACAGTTAGCTTTCCAATCAGGATCTAAATAAGTAAATCGAGTGCATGCAGATTGTATAGTACCTAGTATCGTAGCTTGTTTAACCTTACGTTTGATAGTTGCTTTGTTATCATAAGGTCTAATAACAACCTCAGATAGATTACAAAATTGCTTAGGTCTTAATATAATCTCGCTGCAAGGATTAGTACCCCAGTTACAAGATTCTCTACCAGATGCAGTAGCTATTGTATTCATAGCTTCTCTATTACATATACCACGTTCACCTGAATGCGAATCATAAATAGAAGACCACTCTTCCATGAATCTTCCCATGCTAGGCTTAGTAGTATACACAGCAGAGTTGTTACTAAGTGCTCTATGACCTGAGGTTTCCCACCATGCACCTGACTTAGCCTTAGACATTTCTCTGTCATCTAAATCAGATAGCGATATAAGAGCTGATCGTCTTACTCCGCCAGCTATAACTATTTCACCAACCATACATACAATATCATGTACTTCGATAGGTGTTAGTTGCCTACCTTCAGCCTCTAAGAATGTATTAACAGTAAACTTAAACAATCTTTCTAGTGGTTCTGGACCTGAAGATCGACCACCAAATGTCTTAAGCCTTTCACCCTTTGGTCTAACTTTACTAGTATCCCATGTAGGGTGGTACCCACTATACAAGGATGATAATAGTTCTCTGAAAGAATCAGCCCATCCTCTTCGTGAGTCTGGTACTTCAATAGTAAGCTTCTCATCTCTCTCTATAGATGGTATGGTAGGTAGTTGAGATATCTCTTGTTTCTCACAAGAGAATCCTACACCAGTACCACAGCACAATATGTACAAGACATCAGAGAATGCCCTAATCGTATTTATTGGCAGGTAAGAACAGTTGTATAGACATGTATCGTCTACCTCTGCTGCATCCCCTGCCGTCATTAATGCCCTCATTGAGGGGAAAACTTCTCGATCTAATGTCGAATTTCGAATATCGTCCCAGTCCTCTCCTATTACTTCTGGAAACCTGGTCTCGAAATAATCGTAGTAACGACTTACACATTCTTCCCAAGTTTCTCTCCTCCCCGAATCTTCTTTCCATCTACAGTAACTTCTGGTTACTACAAATCCTTGAAATTGATCCATATTAAACTCCTTTGTCTTTATGACCCACCTATAGGGTTCCACGGTTTAATCTTCTTTGTTCTTAAGTTGTATTCTTTTTTGGTAAGTATCTTAACACACCTAGCCATGGCTATTGCCATATCAGTATCAGATAATCCACAGTTATCTCTTATCCTGTACTTTAGATCAGCGTACAGGCTTAAGATATTAGTTTCCCAGTCCTTTTTGTCCCACTCTTCCAGCATTTTGTCAGCCTTCTTAGGTCCTATCCTCCACAAACCAGGTATATTATCTACAGAATCTCCCATCATCCATTGCTTACAAAAGAATCTATAAGCTTCTTCGTTTGATATGTAGCGTACATCCTTATCCTTGTTGGGGTTAAAGTGCCAGCCAGGAACTCCAAGTAGATCTTTGTCTAGCGTAACAGCAACATGAGTATGCTTAGAGGCATAGATTCCAAGTATATCATCGGCTTCTAGTGTTGGTAGAAGCTTACACTTATAGTTTTCTACTATAAAATCATAGACATCGTGTATATATTCTGGGATATAGGAATCTTTCCTGTTGCTTTTATAGTTAGGCCACTCTTTGTTTCTAAAGTTATCCTTTCGTTCACAGGACAAGGCAATTACTACATCAGACACACCGCTTGGGGTCCACTTCTCTACCAAAGAATCTAGTTTAACTGGGAAGTAGTCAGGATTATTAGCTTCAGCCCAAAAAGCAGTGTGGTATTTTATTATGTCTCCATCCAGTATAGCTTTTCTAGGCATCTTCTTCATATTCTTCATCCTCTTCCTCTTCCTCTTCAAGGAATAGATCTTCTCCTAGTAGAAGTAAATCTACTAATTCATCTATACACTTAACAATACTATCTGCTCGTTCATTATACTCTGTAATAACTCTACCATTCTCTGGCTGAAGCCCACACCATACAGGAATCAGAGAGCTTACTTGTTTTTCTAGATCTTCTAAGCTTCCTTCGTTTTTCAGGAAGTAGTTAAATACGCTCATTAGCTTCTTATTACTGCTAGCTTCTATTATCTTAGCCATCTCTTCTGATTCGTGGTTCCTCCACTTATCTGTAAGGTCGGCTGGCTTATGATCACCATACGAAAGGAATATAAGAGTCCCTTTATACTTGAGAGTCAGTTCTATTTCATTGGGATACCTACAGTCATCAACTATAATACATCTTTCCCAATACTTACTGTCCCTTTTAATATCCTTACGTTCTTCTTCCCGTATGGATACTAATTGTTTCTCAAATTCCTTAGTCCAGTAGTCCTCATCTAGTTTTCTTTTTCCTGCACCAACTCTTTGGCAAAATCTTCTATACTTATCAGGGTTATCCTTCTTACCTATGCCTCGCTCTTCTGCAACTTCCTTAATAGGGCTAGCAAATGAGATAAGCTTTGGAAGAAACCCAAGATTAAAAGATTTCTTAGCTATTATTTGTGCTAAAGAAGTCTTGCCAACCCCGGCTTGCCCGGCGATTACTATTAATTGCATTTGTTAACTCCTTAGTTGATTGTCCTCGGCAAACTCTTGCCAAGATTTAATTGTTCCTGTTTCTTTTACTTCATTATATAATTGGATTGGTGTATAGCAGTCTTTAATATGATAACCTGCGATCCGTAAAAGCTGACAAGATAAAATAGAACAAGACTTTGGAATAAGACTGGGAAAGAGAAACCTTCCAATGAAAAACCAGAAGGCAATACTTCTTGCATCTCCTTTATAAGGTTCTTTCATGTAGTCTGTCATCTGTTTGATCGATAAGTTTAAGGTTCCTAATTCTGCCACCATCACAGGCTTCATAATTCTTTGATGATATGCTTCTTGATCAATAAACTTAGCCCTATGGTATTTGTCTGATGCCAATACAATTGTTTTATCTTCTCTTGATACCATTATACCACAATGATGAATGCTTGTGTTGCAAAACAATCCAACTAATTTGGCTTGCATTTTGTGTCTGCTCGCAGCCCAGTCAGGTCTAGTGTAAAATGCCATTGATACTTTGGTTGGTAGTGACTCATACATCAGTGACACTCCGCCCAGTTCTTGCCAATACGGTATTCGCCATCCATTCGAACAACACAACCTAGCTCTAATCCTGCGTCAATGATAGCTCTAACTCCTAACTTACCCACATCATCAGCAATATCTGGCTCACACTCCAATTGCCACTCATCATGTACAGTAGCCATAAAGGAGACACGGTCAGGATAGCGTTTGTTTAGTTCAGTATTGAATTTATATTGGGCTAGCTTCATGAGTATAGCACCATCACCCTGTATCTGTACGTTTAGAGCTTTGTGTTTAGCTCGGCACGGTACTTCTCTACCGTCAAGTAAAGTAATAGTACCCTTCTTTGATACCTGAAACTGACAGTTATCCATAAGATTCTTTAGAGCAGGCATGTTATCAAAGAATTTATTCTTTATTAGTTTACCTTCCTTAGACTTCTTTCCAACAATACTTCCAATCTTAGCATCCCCTGCTCCATAGATCAGGGCATAGAAGAAGGTCTTAGCATCGTCTCTGTTTGATAAACCAGCAGCTTTCTGGTTAGCGGTATGTATATCTCCGTTAAGTACTATCCTACCATAAGAACCATCGTCCCACTTAGCCATTCGATTAGCTAATAGCCTTGCTTCTAAACCAGAAGCATCAATACCAACTTGAACCCAGTTTTCTCTAGGAACAAACAATGCCCTAGCTCTAGGATCTCCTGATACTTGTTGTAAGTTTGGTTGGCTTGCTGTCATTCTACCAGTAACAGTACCTTGTGTATTAACACAGCCATGTATGCGACCGTCTCTTGAACTAACAGATCTTAATATCCAATCTGATACTTGACTTAACATCTTAATAACATCAAAGTATTTAACTAGTGTCTTTGCTTCTGGATATTTTAGTTTCTTTAGCACACCTGAGTCTACTTTAGGGTTACCCTTTTCTGTCTTTGGACCTATCCAACCATACTTAGTGTGTAGTCGATCAGCAATTTGTTTGCGTGATCCAGGATTGAAATAAGTAACTTTGTCTTTTAAACGCTTACCTGTTTTCTCTGACCATCTTTCTTCTGTAAGAGGTTGAAAGGTCTCAGACATTTCATCTTCAATTAAAACCTTCTCCATCAGTAAGTCATACTCAAGTTTATTAGCAGCATTCAAATCGAAACCAATACCATTAGCCATCTGGCTTGCTAGTATCTTAGCCAAGTCATGCTCAAGTTTAATAGACTTAGGATAGTCTGAAAGAAATCCAGAGTCACACTGTGTGTCAAATATTTTCTTTGTTAGAATAACATCTTGTTTACAATAAGAAACCATACTATCGTGAAACTCTTCGAAGCCCAAGTTGTATTGAATCTTATTACACTTTAAGTATTCTCCCCATGCTTTAAGAGAGTTACCTCCAAAGGGGTGGTCTCTTCTATCAGGATACACTAGTCTAGATACTATAAGAGTATCATAAGCTTTTGTATCTATCTC